AATATTCTAACAACTTTAATATTGGCACAAGCTTATTATTTTCTGGATATTTCCAAAACTTTCTTTCAATAACATTTTGAACAGAAGTCTTTTTGAAGTTTAATTTATTACCTGTATTATAGTAGTGTAATAGTTCTAGGTCTATTAAATTATCTGATTCTATTCCTAAATGTTTAGCGTCTTTTATACTCGGTACATACGCTCTAAATATTTTTGTAGGTATTTTGTGGCAATCTGCATCTGGATGGTCTATTGGTAATAAATAAGACTTATCCATTTGTAAATCTCTAATGTATATGCAACATAAGCTGGTGCTTTTTGGATGTAGAGAATAATTAAGCGGTACTGGTACTAATATAACAGGTCTTTGTTTTATTATTTCAATAACCTTACCATATAAACTTTTGTCTACTATCATGTAGTTAATATAAACAAAATATTTGACATGGTAAAATTATAGTAAAGCTTTTAA